CATATGAAAAAGGCATTATGGTATTACCAGGTGAAAGTTTGACTGAATACATCAATAGAATTAGAAATATAAATCAAAAAGCAAATGGTGGTAGAATTGGTTTAGAAGGAGGAACAACTAAACTTGGAAATGTTGTTGATATGAGAAATATTCCATACTATGCAAGTAAGACAGTTGAAGGCGCTGTTAATGCTGGTGAAGTTTTATCTAAACTACCTTTTGCAGTTGGTAATCTTGCTTCAAAATTATTACAACAAAAACCAAATAAAGAAATGTTTTTATCAGCATTGAATAATATTAAACCAGGTTCATTTTCAGATGCCATTGGTTTAGCTGATTTAATTGCAAGACAAGAACAAGATTTATCTCCACAAGCAAAAACAATGGGTTCACAATTATCTTTAACAAGTGAAACATTTGTACCTGTTGGAGCTGCAGTTAATATTGGAAGTAAAGTTTTAAAAACAGCAAGTAGAAAATTAGGTAAAGAAGGACCTAAGTTAGAAAAATTAGTTGAAGAAAGATTAACTGATATGGGTCAGAGCAGAAGAGATTTTAATACAATGGTTGCAACAACAGGACTTATGGCAGCATTGAAGTCATTAGGTATTACAGGTTTAGCAAGTAAGGCTGCTAAAAAAGTTGATGATATAAAAGTATCTTTAAAACAAAATTCAGATGGATGGTATGAGGATGAGGACCTTGTTGGAGTATCAAATCTTCATACTTACATAACTCCTTTAACTGACAAAGGAAAAAAGATTTTAGAAAAATTAAAACTTAAAAAAGATACAGATGGTGATTTCTTTTTTGACAATAGTGAAGATGCATTAGTAAATATAGATAAAATTAAAAAACAAACAGATAATATAGCTTTAGAGACAGATATAAACATTAGAGGTGAACAACCTGGTAATTGGAAAACAGGTCAAAAAATTTATAGACAAGGAGATAATCCACAAGACGTATTCAATGAAGCTTCTGAACTTACAACATCCAATCCATATGGACCTGATGAATATTGGGATCAATTCACTGGAGAAATAGTTGACACTATTCTTTTACCAAAAAAAGTAAAATTCTCAGGAGGTGGAAAAGTATACGGTAAATATGCAAAACAAATCATATCATCGTAAAACTTCTGGCCCACCACCTAAATCTGGACCTAATCCACAGGGCTTGAATATTTCTTATAATACTGTTAAAACTATTAATAATACGGAGAAAATAAATGGCAGACAACTTCGACAGCATAGACAAGGCTCTACCAAACGAGCCAAGAAAAGAATTTGAAATTCCTGGAGAACAACAAATTGAAGAGCAAGTAATAGAAGAAGCTCAAAGACAATCAGAATCACCAGAGGAAGTCGATATTCAACAAAATGAAGATGGATCAGTTGATATTAGTTTAGATCCTGCAGCAGCTTCGCCAGAAGGCGGAGATGAGCATTATGCAAACTTAGCAGAATTTTTACCTGATGATGTATTAGGTTCATTAGCATCTGATTTAAATTCTAGATATATGGATTACTCTGCATCTAGAAAAGATTGGGAAAAAACATACACACAAGGTTTAGATTTATTAGGATTTAAATACGATCAAAGAACAGAACCATTTGCAGGTGCATCAGGTGCAACACATCCAGTTCTTGCAGAAGCTGTAACTCAATTTCAAGCTTTAGCTTACAAAGAATTATTACCAGCAGATGGACCAGTAAGAACTCAAATTCTTGGAATGCCAACTCCAGAAAAAACTCAACAAGCAAGTCGAGTTAAAGATTTTATGAATTATCAAATAATGGACCAGATGAAGGAATACGAACCTGAATTTGATCAAATGTTGTTCAATCTGCCACTAGCAGGTTCAGCTTTTAAAAAGGTTTATTATGATGATATGGAACAAAGAGCTGTAAGCAAATTTGTTCCTGCTGATGATTTAATCGTTCCGTATACGGCTACCTCATTAGACGATGCGGATGCGATTATTCATCGAGTAAAAATTTCTGAAAACGAATTAAGAAAACAACAAGTTGCTGGTTTCTACAGAGACATAGACATTGGTAAACCAATAGATAAAGAAACTGATGTAGAAAAAAAAGAAAGAGAACTTGAAGGAGTTTCTAAGACTAGAGATGAAGATGTTTATACATTATTAGAATGTCACATTGATTTAGACTTAGAAGGATTTGAAGATGTTAATCCTCAAACTGGTGAGCCCTCTGGAATTAAAATTCCATACATTGTTACATTAGAAGAAGGATCAAGAGAAATATTAGCTATTAGAAGAAACTATGAAATAGGTGATCCTAAGAAAAAGAAAATACAATACTTTGTTCATTTTAAATTTTTACCAGGTCTTGGTTTTTATGGCTTTGGATTAATTCATATGATTGGTGGATTATCCAGAACTGCAACAAGTGCGTTAAGACAATTATTAGATGCAGGAACTTTATCTAATTTACCAGCTGGATTTAAGATGAGAGGAATTAGAATTAGAGATGATGCACAATCAATTCAACCAGGTGAATTTAGAGATGTAGATGCACCAGGAGGAAATTTAAGAGATTCATTTATGATGCTTCCATTCAAGGAACCATCTCAAACATTATTATCTTTAATGGGCATAGTAGTTCAAGCAGGTCAAAGATTTGCTTCAATAGCTGATTTACAAGTTGGTGATGGAAATCAACAAGCTGCTGTTGGAACTACAGTTGCATTACTAGAACGTGGTTCTAGAACAATGTCAGCAATTCACAAAAGAATTTACTCAGCTTTAAAAAATGAATTTAGAATTTTGGCTAGAGTATTCAAGTTATATCTACCTCAAGAATATCCGTATGATGTCGTTGGGGGTCAGAGACTAATTAAACAATCAGACTTTGATGACCGTGTAGATATATTGCCAGTTGCAGACCCCAATATATTTTCTCAGACACAGCGTATTTCCCTAGCGCAAACGGAATTGCAACTGGCTACATCTAATCCAGGAATGCATAATTTATATGAAGCATATAGAAATATGTATGAAGCTTTAGGTGTTAAGAATGTTGATCAAGTATTAATTAAACCAATGCAGCCAATGCCAAAAGATCCTGCATTAGAACACATTGATGCTTTAGCAGGAAAACAATTTCAAGCGTTTCCAGGTCAAGATCATAGAGCACATATCACTGCTCACTTAAATTTTATGGCAACTAATATGGCAAGAAACAATCCAATGGTAATGGCATCTTTGGAAAAAAATATATTTGAACATATTAGTTTAATGTCTCAAGAACAAATTGAATTAGAGTTTAGAGATGAGTTAGTTCAAATGCAACAAATGCAAATGATGATGCAACAGAATCCACAAATGGCTCAACAAATGCAAATGCAATTAATGATGATGCAACAAAAGATTGAAGCAAGAAAAGCACAATTGATTGCTGAGATGATGGAAGAATTTATGAACGAAGAAAAGAAAATAACTTCACAATTTGACAATGATCCAATTGCTAAGTTAAGAGCAAGAGAACTTGACCTTAGAGCACAAGAAAATTTCAGAAAAGAACAAGAAGGTAAAGATCGAATGAATCTTGATAAGATGAAAGCAATGATGAATCAAATGAATCAAGAAGAGAAGTTAGACCAAAACGAAGAATTAGCTAAGTTAAGAGCTGATACGTCAATTGAAAAAACAATTTTGGGTAAAACGCTACCAAGTGTTGATTCAATGATGAAAAATCAAGGCAATATGATGCCAAGTGTAAAAATAATGCGTGGAGGCAATGACTAAAATGAGAAAAAAGATGACAAAATCAGATAAAAAAGTTAAAACTGTGATGAAAGAGTTCAAAAAAGGTGAACTCAACATAGGTAAAAGCTCTAAAAAAGTAAAAAATCGTAAACAAGCTATTGCGATTGCACTTTCTGAAGCTGGCAAAAGTAAAAAAAGAGGTTAATTATGGAAAAACTAAATAAAATCAAAGATGTAAAAGTTGGAGAGCAGCAAATTGAAGTAGATCCAAGATCTAAAACTACTGCTGACAAAGCTTTCAACTACATTGGTACAGGTGGACCTGAAATGGAAGTTAAAGGTCAAGGTAAAGTCCTACCTGAAAAGAAAAGAAGCTCAAAAGCTTACTAATTTTTATGATACCTTGGGGTTTATTAGGTCAAGGCGTCAAAGCTGGACTAGAAATATACAAAAATAAGAAAGCAGCTGACGTTGCAATGTCAGAAGCTAAACTTCTTCATATTGAAAAAATGAAGAGAGGTGAAATAGAGTTTAGTGGTAAGATTGCAGAAAACCAAAAATCAGATTGGAAGGACGAATTTGTACTTTTAACAATTTCTTCACC